TAGATAAACTAAAATTTGAAAACGTCGCTATAGGCAGTATCCCAATTATGTTACATAGTGAAATATGTATTCTTCACGGTCAAGGTTCAAAAGTATTAAGAGAATTAGGTGAATGTATATATGACACAGGTGGATATTTCATCATAGATGGAAAAGAAAAGGTCATTATCGCCCAGGAACGCATTACAACAAATCGCTTGTTCGTTTCTAAATTAAAGGATGATAACTTGTATAACTATAAAGGACTCATTAGATGTACTGGAGAAACAGGTGAGACTATGTTGTCACCTAGAGCCATTGAATTCTATATGGTAAAACATAGAGAAAAAGAAGATATCGGATCTTCCAAAAATGCCGGCACAGATGATGAAGATGTTGACGAAGAGCCTCAACAAAAAGTTTCATCACATTCGCCAGGTTCTATTGTAGTTAAATGTAGGTCTTTTAGTGGCGTAATCCCACTAGTTGCGTTTTTCAGGGCACTTGGTATTGAAAGTGATAAAGCAATTTATGAAACTATATTCGGTTCACAAGATAAAGATACTTCGCATGTAGAAAGAGCATTCTTTGATAATTTTATAAGACCATCACTATGTGATAATAAATATGGCGTATATACACAGGAAGATGCTCTTAATTATCTGAGACCATTGGTGAAATATAATACACTAGATCAAGTGAAGATGATTTTGACAACAGATATATTTCCTAACATTCCTATTTATCAAAACAAAGGAAAATATCTTGGATATCTAGTGAAACAATTCTTTAATGTTATCAATCATGTTATGCCAGAAAGTGATAGAGACAGTTATATATATAAAAGGGTAGATATGAGTGGCTATTTATTGGCAGAATTGTTCCATGAATCGTATACGAGACTACGTAAATCCATAAGAAATGAGATTGATAGGACTTATCATTATGGTTCATGGAATCAGAAAACTGACTATAAAAATTTTATAACAGAACACAATATTTATAAGATCATTCCTAATCTGTTGATAGCACAGACATTTGCCAGATCACTAAAAGGAATGTGGGGATATGTCCAAGATGAAGATCCAGAATTAGGTAAAGTTCAAGATCTTTCAAGGATTAGCTATATTGGGTTTATGTCGCATTTGAGACGTGTAAATATGCCATTAGATAGAAGTATTAAAGTAACAGGACCTCATAAATTACATTGTCAACAATATGGTATTATGTGTCCATTTGAAACTCCAGATGGTGGTTCGGTCGGTTACTTGAAAAATCTTGCCTTTTTAGCAAAGGTCGCATCTGGAACAGGTACAGACAATATCAGAAGATGTTTATTAGATTTAAATGTGATACGTCTAGAGGATTATGATCTGCCATTGAATAGAGACATTGCTAAGGTTTTCGTTAACGGATCACTTTTTGGCATATCAAATGACCCCCATCATCTTATGAGAGTTATTAGAGCATACCGTAGAAATGCTCTCATTAACATTCTTATATCTATTTCTTGGCATATTAAATATAATGAAGTACGTATTCTCACTGAGGCAGGACGACCATGTAGACCTCTCATAATAGCAAATAGAGACATTCTTGAAGCTAAAAACTGGTTTGATCTTATAAGTGGTAAAACTCTGAAATTACCAGACACAGAAAAGTGTGATGAATTCTATTATCGTAATGTTTATATTGACCCAGAAACACTACCTGAATTTCAAAATATGAATCAAAAGAACATTTTAAAGATTCTAGAAAAGAACGCAGCGAATATTGAATACCTTGATATTGAAGAAGAGGACACATGTCTTGTTGCTATGACAACTAAGGATGTAACAACCTTTCATACTCACATTGAAGTACATCCATCCACTATGTTTAGTGTAGTGAGTGCCAATATTCCACTATCAAATCATAATCAATCTGCAAGAAACGTATTTCATGCTGCGCAGACAAAACAAGCAATTGGAATCTATGCTACAAATTTCAATAAGAGATTTGATGTGATGTCGTATATACAACATTATCCACAGAGACCTATTGTAAGCACACAACTTTCACAATATACTTGTAGTGATTATATGCCTAATGGTTATAATGTTATTGCGGCAATTATGACATACACTGGATTCAATCAAGAGGATAGCATTATGATCAATAAAAATAGCATGGAACGTGGTCTATTCAATATATCATGTTATAAGTCTATTTCCGCTACGGCAAAAGAAGTATCAGATACCGAGCGAATTATATTTGGTAATCCAATTGAATACGAAAATATGGGCATTACTATCAAAGGTATTAAACACGCTAATTATAATTTACTAGATGAACGCGGGTTTATTAAAGAAGGATCTTCTATAGCAAAGGGACAAAAGGTCATAGCTATAGGGATGATAAATGTTAAAGATGTTTATAAAGAAGTGAAAAAAGGTGTTTTTACAGAAATGGTAAAGGAGACTATTTATACCGATATATCAATTACTACTGATAATTCTGTGTATGGTATTGTTAACAAGGTATTTTATTCAAATAAATCTGTGGGAAATAACTCTTCGGTGTGTAAAATAAGATTTCTTAAAATAAGGAAACCTGAATTTGGTGACAAACATGCTTCCAGGCATGGTCAGAAAGGTGTTGTCGGAATGATTATACCTGAAGAAAACATGCCCTTCACAAAAGATGGAGTCAAACCTGATATTATCATTAATCCACATGCTATTCCTTCGCGAATGACTATTGGTCATTTGGTGGAATGTGTATTCGCCAAACTATGCTGTATAAAAGGCGTTCAAGGTGATGGATCAGTCTTTATACCATTTGATGAAAATAAGATTTATAATGAGCTTAATAAGAATGGGTTTGATAGTAATGGAAACGAAATAATGTACAATGGATTCACTGGAGAACAGATGCATTGTGAAATATTTATAGGCCCTACATTCTATTTCAGATTGAAGCACATGGTTGCTGATAAATTGAACGTTAGAGGTCATGATCGTGATAAGTCAGAGCTACCAAAGGTTATGCTCACAAGACAACCGACATCTGGGAGACGGAAGGGTGGAGGACTGCGAATAGGAGAGATGGAACGTGATAGTGTTCTCAGTCACGGAACATCTTTATTTATTCAGGAGAGTATGATGGAACGTTCTGATAAATATGCTTGGGCAATATGTAAGAGATGTGGAGTAATGGTTAGTTTTAATCATAATAAAAAGAAAAGAATTGCTAGATGTAAATTATGTAACAAGGATAATATTGCTATAATCAGAACACCATATTCATTTAAATTGCTTACACAAGAATTACAATGTATGGGAATAGAAATGCGATTGAATACAGAAGCAATAGAATTCCCTCTTGAACAACTTGAAAATGAAATAGTAGGGACTGAAATGGTAGGAGGTGAAGGCAATGATCGCTTTAATAATGATGAGGTTGTTAATGAAGAGGATGATGAGGATGATGAGGATGTTGAAGAGGATAATGATGACGACGATGACGATGAAGATGAAGAGGGTGAAGAGGAAGAGGGTGAAGAGGAAGAGGAAGAGGACGATGAAGATGAAGAAGAGGGGGAAGAGGAAGAGGAAGAGGGTGAAGATGGTGAAGATGATGTAAAGGGTTATGGAAATGGTGGTGTTGAAGAGGAAGAGGACGATGAAGATGAAGAAGATGAAGAAGATGAAGAAGATGAAGAGGAAGATGATGAAGAGGGTGAAGGTGATGGAAAAAAAGGTGTAAATGGTGGTGTTGAAGATGAAGATGTTGAGAAAGATGTTGAAGATGAATATTATTATGGCAAACCTGAAGAAGAACGATCAATAGGTGGTGATATTGACAGAGGAGGTAATACAGATGACGAAGAAGATTTTGAAACCAATAATAATGATGATCATGGTGAGGATTATGATAATTATTATGGAGGAAATTCAGAAGAAAATGATGAAAAAGTATCAGACGGTGGTACTGAAAATATAAAAGTTATCAAGATACCATAGACTTATAAAAACAATTTTTTTTTACTTTCAATGATTAGATAGAAAACATAATACTTATAATCAATGGATTCAGTAATATCAATAGTAGTTTTTGTGATATTCCTGATAGTCATAGGGGTCATTATTTATTTACTATATGATTATATGGATTATAAGAATAGTGTTGATAAATCTTTCGGAGTGACGACAAACAATATGAATGATGGTTTTAAAAAAACTGCCGATAATTTAAATATCACTAAACAAATAATTGATGATGATATTGACAAGACAAATCTAGATGTTCAAGGATTACAAATACAGAACGAAGCCATGTCTACACAAATCGCTGATACTGATACAAATCTCACCAATTTTGATGATTCTTTGAAAAAATACTTCACATTTTATGATAATGATAAGGCAATACAGAACGATAAGTTATTTAATCACGTATTTTCAGGAATTAATCCCGATCTTGAATTAATGGCTAAAGTTCATTCTACAAATGGTATCACTATCAACACACCTGATAAAACTATAGACGATCACAATTTGAAAATATGTAATGAGCTCAATAACTGTATTCATTTGAATGTCAATAATGACGGCTTTAATATCACCCCTGACAACGTAAATGGTCTTACAATTAACTCTAAAACCGGTCCCCCTCTTGCTAAATTCGATATGGACAATAACAGCATTTATTTAGGTGGTTCTAATTCTTACGCCCCATTATTCATTCAGGATGGAAACCTTTTTATTAATAATATCAATGTAATGACACATTCTGAAGATGGTAGTGGTGAATCAAATATAATTAGTTTTAGCAAATACGATATTGATGCTATGCAAAATTGGTCAAGCAATATAGCTCCATATATTTTAAATACTCTGCAGATGGCTCATAATGAATATCTCCAATATTATGACATGAAGAATAATTATTCTAATATGTCTCAATCTATATCATATCTAATGTCTTCGTCAAACAATTCAGAATTATCTGCAAGAATTGATCGCATAAGTGATATTCAAAACAGTTTCCCTAGATTAGAATCAAGAATCAATTACCTTGACAGCAATTATTCAAATATGTATACAGTCCTTAACAATGCTCCGCTTAATAGAGGCACCACATCCAATTCTATTTCAACTTCAGCATATTTGGATCTCGTCGGTAGGGTAAATAATCTCAATGATATTAAAAATAATTATCCTAGACTTGTCACCAGAGTTGATGGTTTGGAATATGGTTTAACTAATAATTATCAATCATTGAGTGATAGAGTAAACGGAGTAGCGTCTGGGCAAGTAGGATTAAACGCAACAGTCAATGGACTATCAGCAAACTATAATGGATTAAATGGTAGAGTTGGTAACCTTGAAACAAGTCGCTCTGGTATTCACGATAGTATAACAGGTCTCACAAATAATTATAATAGATTGAATACTAATGTCACTAATCTTTCTAATAGCTATTCTGGACTGAATACGAGTGTCACTGGTTTAAATACTAATGTCACTAATCTTTCTAATAGCTATTCTGGACTGAATACGAGTGTCACTGGTTTAAATACTAGCGTCAATAGTCTTAACACTAGTGTTACAGAAATAAAGAATGTATCAATACCCGAATTAGTTGCAAAAATATCCAAATTGATGCAAAATGATAATGATATCCCTGTATTTTTCATGACATACAATTCCCTATTTAACAATGGTAAATTGAAAAATACACTGATCTTGAAAATAATGAACCGTAAGGCGATAAATTCAGGTGATAAATTGAAGGTTAGAATATATCCATCTGATATAGGCAATCTTAATACTTCGGCGATTGTCAACAGTCAGACTATAACTATTATCCCAACATTAGTAACTACACCATCTATCAATAGAGGAGAATATTACATTCTACCAGCTAGTCCGTTTACAATTGGTCAAGGATCCACTATGTCATTAACAGACGGTGCTTGCGAAATAACAATAGTATCTGGTGTAAATTTACCGGCTTATACTTCTATACAAGTTACTATTTCAGGAGTTGGGATGTTAGACAATACATACGATAATTTCAGATACGGATTTGTGATAGGCAAACATCTCTCTGTATAATATTTTATCTTAAATAATTAAAGAATGACAAAAGATATTTATATATATATCTTGATTTTCGGGCTTTTGATTGTTTGTTTGATTATAATCTTATACAGTACTTACATTTATAAAAAAAATTTAGAGTCTTTTGAAAATTACAGTTCAAAACAAGTATCTGTCAGTACTAAAACGACTGATCAAACTACATTCGCCAAAACAGACACTAAAAATGATATATTACAAATATTAGGATATTTTAATACACAAATATCAGATGATACTATTCAAGAATTACAAAATATATGTTATGTTTCATCATTTCAATATGATTCAGTATCTTCTAATGATTTATATCAAAGAATAACAGATGATCTCAATGCGACTTCATTCCAGATAAAAGAAGAGTTTATTATAAATCCAGTATATGTAATAATATGTAAAGATCATACAATAGATACTTCACCTGATATTTCCATTGGGATCACAGAAATACCTACCACTGTTTGGTTATTGTATACAGCTTATTACGTATATGATAGTGATGAATCTTTAAAACTTTCAAAATACAAAAATGGAGAAGGCCTGACAAAACTGAAAGAAGTATTTAACAAGAATGTAATACTTGATCAAAAAGATTCCAATAAAAAATCTTGTAATATATACAAAATTAATAATAAAAATAAGATATTCAATAATTTATTAAAGTAATACAATTAAATCTCATGTCAAT